TGACCCTGGTGAGGTAGCGGGTGGTAGATCGGGCGTGACCGATCCAGTTCCAGTATCCGGATTCTGGTCGGACACCACGCTGCCTGTAGTGGAACGTGATGCCGGGCGAAAATCCTGAGGATACATAGCGGACTGCATAGGTACAATAGTTGATGGGGTATTATACCTAACTAGCCTGAAATAGTCAACCGTAACGATGTCATTGAAACGAGAAGACCACTGTCGCTCTCCAACCACGGCAGTGAGTGGGGACCTTGTTGCCCAATCACGTATCGCCTGTGGAGCACACCAACCGACAGTTAACATCTCTTCTGTTTGCGAAAGCCTAAGCATATGCCAACCAGCGAGAGCAAAGATGTCTGCGTCCACGGCAGATGTTATCCGCGCATACACCTGTTCTGTAAATTCTGTATGTTGTTCCCACGACTCATATCGGATACCCGCACCATTGAGATAGTTAAGGAATCGGATACAAGAGGTAGCCAAGTGAGATGGTTGTGCCGCCTTCGCCACGTCGTGACCCGCTCGCCAAGTGTTGCCGTATGCCACGAAGTAATCACACGTGTCAGCAGACAACTCAGGACGTTGTAAGTCATCGGTTGTAGCGAAGCAACCCATCCCCAATCTACGACCAGTAGTCGTTCTGTAGGTAGTTAGTGGATTATCCCACATGAAACTAACTGGTATATCTAAACCTTTGGCAACTAGTTTAGTTAGTGGTTCCATACCCAAGGTACCATGCATATAGGCACGTTGGAACTCCCACCAGTTGCTCCTGCGTGGCATGTAGATTAATTCATCACGCAGACCACAAGAGTCTTTCCAAGCCTCGAAGGCCCTACGTATCATTCTTGATAACCTGAGCGTTCTCGGTAAACGTATAGTTGCAGAGGGTTGGTCAGAGTATACGATGGAACTCCAACCCATACCCACTAACAGCTCGGTTGAGACACTCCAGCCACCTATTTGAGCGGTTGGATAAGCCAGCGAGAGATCCCATGTTAGTGGTACTTGATCGAGCGCATTTACAGTAGCGGCATGCCCAAACCATGGCAACCTACAGTTGGAGCCATATCCGTAAAGTACACCGATTTCTCGGGGAACGTTACGCAAGACACGACCCTCAAGCGTAGTAGTTACTTCGGGTTTAGGTGGATAGCGGACGGTTAGTAATGCCGCTAACTTATTGACACGGGACCAAGGAAAACCTGCAGCACCGATTTTCTCAAAAACGGTGGACAGGGCCCTAGCCATCGCGCAACTGCCAGTCCGTAAACTTTCGATCATACGCCAGATAGCTCTGTCTAACGGCTGCGGGGCCAAAGGCGGGCATACGCCATTAGCATTTGGTGCAACAGCCTGTCGGACATCGTTCCAGACGTAGCGGTCGGAATCAGTGACCACAAATACAACATTACGAGCGTTATTAGGTACTCGTACCAATGAGGCGTTTCTAACAAAGGTATATTGTTTTCGGTCCTCAGGGTGTTGTATAGTCCAGCGTTCCCAGGAACAGGACAACGGATAGTCGAGGTGGGACAAGGTCCACGCCGCTACCGCAGAGTCGCCACACATTTTGGGTGCATACAAACTTATAACCACTGTAGACGGGGAAGTAAGATCCCAAACGGCACCACCACCTACGTCAAGACGTAGGCCGTTGGTGATAGCATTTTGGTCTAGATACCTCGCAGTCACAGATACATAACGATAACCCCAGGTATTATGGAGTGCTGGTATCCAACCAACAGTAGGAGCACCTCGTATTGGGGGAGCCCATGTCTGTCCAGTTGGAGGAGTTAGCTCTGGCGTGAACTGCATATCGTACAAAGCTGCACGAAGCGCAAATGGCGTCAGATCTAAGCCGCTAACCTCTATCGCGTTAGCAGCATACGCCAGCCGAGGACACCCAGAAAGTGGAGCCAACACATTTCGAGCGTTTCTGTCGTTTAACATCGAACCGCGAGGTTCAACGCCACTAACGTACTCAGCTGAAATAGTAGCACCTAACAATGTGGGCGTCATCAGGCCGTCGCCTGCTTTATCTAACATCTCGCACCTGATACTGAGATACGAAGGTGTCAGAGCTCTTAGAGTTCTATCGGGTACGACGTCCTCTTCCGGGGCTAGAGTCGCGTTGAGACGTGGCATCGGCGGAGCTTGTACTCTTCGTGCAAGCAAACGCGATAGCCACCCCCGAACTGATGCTCTAGCTCCGCTACCATGTGAAGGAGCCACCCGAGGCATATCGATGCAAGAAGGCTGACTAACAGGACCAGGCTCCTGAAAGGAGGTACTAGGCTGTTGAAAACCTGCATTATCGACAACCTGAGGAAGCTCTTCTGGTGTATCGACGTCGTCTGAACTAATGAGACCAAGAACACTCAGAAGTGTACCAGCGTCATCAGCAAAGGTTAGGGCTCGCATGTCAGCCTGGAGGGTAGTCGTGGTGTCAAACGACCTCTCCAGCTCAAGAAGCAACGTTTGGGTATGCCTGATGGTCTGATAGAATTGACGTTCCTCGGACTCATCAATTGCACTTTCCATGGCCTCTTGAAATTGCTTGGCGAATTCACGTGAAAACACATCAACGATGTTACCATTTAAGGCATGCATCTCCTTGTTATGACGTAAGGCGTCAGCAGCTAACACTTTTGCTCCGGAACCCGGGAGCCTAGCGAGTAAATCTGGGTAATTTTGAGGAAGCTCGATCTTAACAAGGCGCACCAAAGCACAGACAGAACAACAACCCATGTCGCGCAAGCTGGCTGCGATTTTCGCAGATGAAAACAAACGTGATGTTTGTTCCAATAAATTAGCTGCAGGGGCATGAGCGGGTGCATCCGTCATATGACGATGGTCTCCCTTGCCAGATGAGTCTTCGACGAAATCCTCATTAAGGGCCGAAAAGAAGCCGACTGTATCACGCAATACACGTCGATCCGAGGCGTGCTTCTTTTCTTGTTTTTCTAATTTTCTTAAACATCGGGCTACAGCTCCGAACCATGGACGGTTACCATATGTAACAGTGGCGAAAAAGCACCTAATGCGCTTGTCGTCACGAAACATTTCTTTGGCGACCGCCATGGCCCTTACAGCCATGTGCGACGTTTTCGACCGTGTGTACTCCCGGCGGGTAATACCATCGGCACCTTTAAAAGATGTCGTTTTGGTATGTACGCGGTCTGGAGTACCAGGCTTGCTGATGTGCG